CGTTGGAACAAACGTAAACGTAAATGCGAGCGGCGGTACTTACGTTGCATATTTGTTCGCTCATGAAGCTGGCGGCTTTGGCGCAAACGGAACAGATAACGTAATTAGTTGCGGATCCATGACTCTTGACGGATCTGGGAATGGAACAGTTACTGTCCCGTTTGAGCCTCAATTCATGCTCGCTGCAAACGCAGGATTCAGTTGGGTTCTTGATGATGTAATGAGAGGATGGACTACTCAAATTGATACTGCTTTGAGGCCAAATAACACTTCATCAGAAGGTGGATTTGGATACAAGCTTGGTCCTACAACATCTGCTCAATTGTCTTTTAGTGGCGGGTTTGCTGGAAATGTTTTCTATTATGTAATTATCCGTCGCGGCCCGATGAAGACGCCGACGAGTGGGACGAGTGTGTTTAATCCGACCAAGACTGGCGGTGGCGTAGCAACCGTCACGACTAATTTTGCGCCGGATTCAGTATTCTTTACTGACAATTTCCGTAGCGTTGGAAGCGGAAACCCTAATAGTCAGTCAAACCCAGTCATCGACAAACTGCGTGGGCCGTTGCTTACCCTTTCAACAATGGCAGCCAATGGAGACCAAACTCAAACAAGTGGCGTTGTTTTTAATAATACTGGGTTTGTTGAGTCGTTGGAAAATAGTTGGAGTGTTGCCAACGATTGTACTTATTGGTCATTCGTGCGTGCGCCACAGTTCTTTGATGAAGTCTGTTATACCGGAACTGGAGCAGCGACAACTGTAACTCACAATTTGGGCGCGGTTCCAGAATTAATATTTGTCAAACAAAGAAGCGCCGCAAATAGTTGGTGGGTTTACAACTCAACGCTTGGCAACACGAAATATACACTTCTTAATTCCGCAGCCGCCCCGACAACTTCCGCAACTGCGTGGAATAACACAACCCCAACTGCTTCCGTATTTACAGTTGGAACAGCCGCTAATGTCAATGGAAGTGGATCAACTTACATTGCTTATTTGTTTGCGACTCTTGCTGGCGTAAGTAAGGTCGGGACGTATACCGGGACAGGATCTACTACGCAGACAATAAACTGCGGATTTCCTAGTGGCGTCAGATTTGTGCTTATAAAGCGTACTGATGTTACGGGGGATTGGTATTGCTTTGATACTGCAAATGGCATGACTTCTTCGTCTAGCCCGTATCTGCTGTGGGATTCAGGCGCAGCGCAAACCACTGGAAATAATGGTTGTTATTCTGCGGCCACGGGATTTACGCTGACAAGCGCCGCTGCTGCGACCGTAAACGTAAATACCGGCACTTACATTTATTTGGCTATTGCATAAGGAATAATCATGGAAATCAGGATTCGTTCGACTGGTCAGGTTGTGCAGGAATCGGAGTTCCGTGCGCTGTTCCCTAACACCGGCTTTCCTTCGCCGCTGACTATCGAGATCATCAACGACTTCGGCGGGGATGTCGTTCTGGAAGGGCCGCAAGCCTCTCCGGGCCGGTATCAGGTGGCCTTCCGCGATGGCGTTGAGCAGATCGGCAATGATTGGTACACGAAGTATTCCGTGGCCGACATGGCTGACGAGGCTAAGTCTGCTACGGACGCAGCTCAGGCGCAGTCGGTTCGGTCGACTCGTGATGAGAAGCTCGTCAAGTCCGACTATACGCAACTTGCGGATGCCCCAGTCGATAAGGCTGCGTGGGCGACGTACCGTCAGGCTCTGCGGGATGTCCCAGCGCAGGCCGGGTTCCCGTGGGATGTGCAGTGGCCGGCGCAGCCGTAATCTTACAACGAGTGAGATAAATGGACTACCAGATCCTTTTCAATATCGTTGTGATGATTGCGGCTTTCCTGGGGGGCTGGATCCTCAACAACATAACCAAAGCCGTTGAGCGACTCGACACAGACGTCCGTCAGATGCCTCAGAACTACGTAGCCAAAGACGACTACCGGCAAGCCCTGGAGCGCATCGAAAGCATGGTCGGAAAAATTTTCGACAAGCTCGATGGGAAGGTCGACAAGTGAACTTGAACGAGATCGCCAAAATGTTGATCCCTGTCCTGATTGCCGCGATCGCGTGGCTGCTAGGGCAGGTGTCCTCGTTTCAGTCTCGGCTAATCAATATTGAATCGAAAATGCCTGCCTTAATCACTGCGGAAGGCGTGCCGACAGACAGTCCGCTTTCCGCCGAGCGGCGGCACAAGATGAAAGAAGATATCTATGTCGATATCCACGACCTTCAGGTGCGCGTGAAACTGATGGAGGAAAGGAACAAGAAATGATGACGCTACTTTCCACCTTCCTGTCCTTTGCAGCCGGTGGCCTGCCGAAACTTCTGGGCTTTTTCCAGTCTCGTGCAGACAATGCTCACGAATTGGAAATGGCCCGTCTTCAGAACGAACGAGAACTGGCTCTGGCCGCGCAGGGGTTTGCCGCGCAGCAGAAAGTCGAGGAAATCCGTTCTGACCAAATTGCGATGCAGACGGAAGCTGCAACTCACGCCGCCCTGCTCAGTCACGACATCGAGATCGGCAAGGGGGCCAGTCGCTGGATCATTAATCTGCGAGCCTCGGTCCGTCCCGTCATCACTTACATCTTCGTGCTAGAGCTGGTCGCTGTGAATGCCGCAGGATTCTGGTACGGGTACTACACCGGAACTCCTTTCGGCGAGCTTCTGACTCGAGTTTTCTCGGATGATGAGATGCAGATCCTGTCTTCGATCGTGGCGTTCTGGTTCGGCACTCAAGCCTTCAAGAAGTGAAAACCGGCGACCAAGGAATTGCCCTGATCAAGCATTTCGAGGGGTGCCGTAAGCGCCCCTACCGCTGCCCTGCTGGATTGTGGACTGTCGGGTATGGAACGGTCCTGTACCTGGACCAAATCCGGCTAAAAATGCCCGAGCGGCTGTCCTATCCCCTTCGGCCGGAGCACAACCGGGAGTTCAGTCAGGATGAAATTGAAGGTTTTCTGCGTGCGGAACTTCGCTCGACTGAGCGCGGCGTGGCCCGATATTGCCCTGCTTCTGTTGGTAATCAAAGCCAATTCGACGCTCTGGTCAGTTTTGCGTATAACTGCGGGCTAGGGGCTCTCCAGAGGTCCAGTATTCGGGCGGCTTATAACCGAGGCGAGATAGAGGAGGCGGCTGATAAGTTCATGAAATACACCAAAGCCGCTGGCAAAGAGCTCGCGGGGCTTGTGCGTAGGCGCTCTTCAGAGCGAACTTTATTCCTTTCTGAGCTGAAGAATTAACTTGTTTTCACACACTTCGCAATTTATAATTCATTCACTAGCGCATGCTGTATCAGCTGCCGAACTTACGGAGCGGTCATGGCATACAGTATGACATACAGCAGTCTGCTGACCGACGTGCGCCGGTATTTGGAGCGCGGCTTCACAGCAGAGAGCGATGCAATTGTTTACGAGCAGCTCCCGCGTCTCATCACGCTGGGTGAGCGCCGGATTGCACGCGAGTTAAAGATCCAAGGCCTCATTACTGCGGTGCAGACTCCGTTCCAAGTCGGAGTGGCGGTCTACGAAAAACCCGATCGTTGGCGCGACACCGTTAGCATGACGGTGGATGGTGTGCCGATTTACGCTCGCTCTTACGAGTATTGCCGCTCCTACTGGCCCAACGAGGCACAGACTGGCTCTCCGCAGTTCTACGCAGACTACAACTACCAGCACTGGCTGATCACCCCGACGCCGGATGCCGCTCAGACGCTGGAAGTCTTGTATTACGAGCAGCCCCCGCTGTTGGGCGACGATTGCCAGACCAACTGGCTCACCGAATACGCCCCGGACCTTATTCTCTACGCCACGCTCCTGGAAGCCACCCCGTTCCTCAAGAACGACGAGCGCATCCAAACGTGGCAAGCCATGTATGACCGTGCGGCTCAAGCGCTCAACGGCGAAGACCTCAAGCGCATCCTCGACCGCTCGGCCAACAGGAGTGAAGACTGATGACCATTTACACCAACGTATTCGGCGGGGCGAATATCTACCCGAGCGAGGTGACTTACAGCTTTCTCGCCCTTACCGTCGATACGGTTCTCAGCTGGCCGGAAGAAACTTCCACCAACTCTGCCCTCGCCACCAGAATCATCGACGTCACCCCGGACGCCGCTAACCGAAGCGTAATTCTCCCGTATGCCAGCAAGACTGGCACCGGCAATACGATCCTTTTCAACAACCTTGGCGTTGACACATTCACTGTCAAAAACGCCGACGGCGTGCAAGTGGTCACGGTGGATCCGGGCACGTTGTGGCAGGTGTACGTCACCGACAACACCAGCGCGGCGGGAGAGTGGGTTGCCCTGCAGTACGGGGCGTCCATTTCCCAGGCCAACGCCTCCTCGCTGGCTGGCACGGGAATTGTTGCTGTTGGCACACTGCTTAGCCAGTCGGTGCCGATCACTGCGTTCAACTCCGACTACACTGCCAGCACTTCTGACCGCGCCAAGATGTTCAACTGGACGGGTGCTGCCGGAACGTACAATCTGCCGGATGCTACGGTGGTTGGCGGCAACTGGTTCATTTATCTGCGCAACAGCGGCTCCGGTGCAATTAACGTAGTGCCGGCTGGCTTAGAGACCATCGACGATGGGCTTTTCAAGAGCTTCCAGCCAACCGAATCCGCGATCATCGCGTGCGACGGAAGCAACTTCTACACCATCGGCTTCGGCCAGTCGGTGGAGTTTGCTTTTGATTACACCGTTATCGACGTTTCCGGCAGCGGCACTTACACCCTCAGCGGATCCGAGCTCAACCGCATTGCGTACCGTTTCTCCGGCACCCTTACCGGCAACCGCAGTATTATCGTCCCTGCCACGGTGCAGCAGTACTGGGTCGACAACGAGACCACCGGCGCTTACCTTCTGTCGATCGACCCGTATGGCGGCGGACTGGGTGTAAACGTTAGCCAAGGGGAGCGTTCCATCCTTTATTGCGATGGGACGGACGTGCTGAACGCCGCTACGCAGGGCGTCTCCTACCCCATCGCCGTTAACCAAGGTGGCACGGGCGCTACCACTGCTGGCGCGGCCCTGATTAACCTTGGCGGCGGCTCGACGGGAATCTCGCTGTTCCAGTCCATTACGCAAGCCGACGCGTGGTCTGTGCTTGGCGTAGCGCAAGCTGGCAACGTTGACGGCGGTGCATTCTAATGCCCGAATCCACCATCATCCTTCGCTCCGAACCCGGTATCAAGCGGGACGGAACTAAATTTGATGGTAACTTCTACACCGACGGCCAGTGGGTGCGGTGGCAGAGGGGATTGCCCAGGAAAATGGGCGGCTATCGGTCGACGCAGAAATACCTGACCGAGATCAGCCGGGGCTTCAGCACGTTCACCCAGATGAACTTTGTGTATTGCCACTCGGGCAGTTCTTCTACGCTCGAGCGCTTCACAATCGATTCCACCGGCAACAGCTCCATTGTTACCGACAGAACGCCGTCCACGCTGGTGAATTCTGCGTTGAATATGTGGATGTTCGACTACCAGTACGACTCCTCCACCAACCAGAACTACCTCCTCGCTCATGTGTCGCCGAACATGCGGTGCATTTGCAACGATGCGGGTGGGCAGATCTTTTTCGGCGAGGTGCTTGGCACAGGTACGCTGACGGAAATCACCCTGCCTGCTGACGCTAACGCCACAGGCGGAATTGTTTCGCTGCACCCGTACCTGTTCTACTACGGCACGGACGGCATAATTGGGTGGTCGGTTGCCGGCAACCCCACCGACCTCACGGGCAGCGGTTCTGGCCTTGCGCGGGTTTGGGGTCAGAAAATTATCAAGGGCATGCCGCTGCGTGCAGGCTCTGGCTCTGCTCCTGCGGGCATTTTCTGGGCTTACGACGCAGTCATTCGCGCCACGTACACGGGCGGCTCGACCGTTTTCCAGTTCGACACTGTAGCTACCGACACCTCCATTATCTCACCCCAGTGCGTGGTGGATTATGACGGTGTGTTCTTCTGGGCTGGCGTTGATCGGTTCTTGATGTTCAACGGCGTGGTGCGTGAAGTGCCAAACCAGATGAACCTGAACTATTTCTTCGACGGCATCAACAAGCGCGAACGCACCAAGGTGTTCGCATTCAAAGTGCCGCGATACGGCGAAATCTGGTGGTGCTATCCGCGCGGCGACGCCACCGAGTGCACGCATGCGGTTGTGTTCAATGTGCGCGAGAACACTTGGTACGACACCGAGCTGCCCAACTACGGGCGCTCGGCAGGGCAGTTCAACAATTCCTTTGCAGCACCTATCCTGACAGGCGTGCAGAACACAGGCTCCGGTTACCGAGTCTGGGTGCATGAGCAGCTTACCGACGAGATGGACGGTTCCAACATTTCGCCAATTCGATCGTATTTCGAAACTGCTGACCTTTCCCAAGTGGCTCAGGGGCGCAACCAGTACGTGCGAATCACGGCGATTGAGCCGGACTTTGTGCAAGCCGGACCGATGACGGTGCAGGTGACGGGTCGCGCCAATGCGCGTGCTCCCGAGGTTTACAGCTCGGTGTTCGAGTTCCCCGAGACTGCCCCGCGCGACAAGCCCTACGAGCAGATCGTCATGCTCAAAGAGCAGCGGCGCGAGCTCCGAGTGCGCTTTGAGTCGAATTGTTTGTATGGCAATTACCAGATGGGCCAGATCATCGGTCACATGGAAACCGGCGACAAGACGGTGCTCGGATGAGTCGTCCGCACGTCACGTTGCCGAGTTACATGGATGTGCTCGATTGGGCGAGCCAGATCACGCTAGACTTGGACCCGTACGGCGCATTCGGCCGACTCGACGATCCGAGCAACTGGCAGAATTGGGCCATGCAGTTCCTTAACAACATGACGCTCGGTCGCAATTTCCCCAATCCTTATGACTTCACCGATTGGCGCGAATGGGCTGAGCGGTTTGTGCAGACACTTTCATGAAGTACATCGGATTCGACCGCGAAGAAGAAGCCGAGCAGTGGGTGCGCAAAGAGATGGCGCTGCCCAATGCGCCGGAGTTTTTCCGCGCCGTTTCTGCGGTTAACGACAAAGATGAGTTTGTTTGCGTTGTGGTGATGACGAATTTCACAGCAAGGAACGTTGATTTAAACCTTGTGATGAAGGGCAACGGCATTCGTCCCAAGAGTCTGGTGGTGATGTTTAATGAGCTTTTCGGCCTCCTGTTCGGTAAGCTGCGCGTGGCGCGGGTGACGGGGCTGGTGCGCGGCAGCAATGCGCGGTGCAAAAAGATCATTGAGCGATTTGGATTTAAGCTCGAAGGTGTGATGCGAGAGGCGTTGCCTGCCGACGACCTTCATGTTTACGGAATGCTGGCTGGCGAATACAAAACACACGATTGGTACAGAGGTTGATATGATCAGAGACGCAGTCATGCAGATGGCGCAGAGCGACCCACGCTACGCCAAAGCAATCGACGCAATCGAAGCGCAAGTCTCCCGCATGCCAATCGTGCCGGAAGATCTGGACGACGCCATTGCGCTGCTGGAATTTGTTCTGCAGCACCCCGACAAATACCAGGAAGTGCGCGACGCTGCGGTAAAGGACGGGCTCATCGACGAGCAGATGTTCCCCGCCGATTATGACCAGGTGTTTGTGGTTTCGCTGCTGATTGCGTTGTACGGTCTGCACGACCGACTCAAGACGCAAGGCTACGCTCGGGGTGGTTTGGCCACGGCGGCGCGGCGCGTTGCGGCGGCGGGACGGGGTGGCGACTCAATGCTCGCTCACATCAATCCGCGCGAAGCCGAAATGCTCCGCAGGATGGGCGGTTCTGGCACTGTGAACCCGAACACCGGCCTGCAGGAGTACAAGGGTGGCATCGGCAAAATCCTCAAGGCTGTCATTCCGATCGCCACGATGGTTTTTGCCCCGGTGCTCGCTCCGGCGATTGGCTCTTTCCTGGGTGCAACCGGCGTAGCGGGATCCGTGCTCGGTGGAGCGGTGCTGGGAGGGGCTTCTTCTGCGCTTACCGGAGGCAACGTCCTGCAGGGGGCGGCGCTTGGCGGCTTGGGCGGCGGTCTGGGGAATGTGGTTGGCGGTGCTGCCAACAGCGCTCTCGGGCTGAACCTCGGCTCGGCTGGGCAGGCCATCCTGGGCAGCGGACTGGTCGGTGCTGGCGCAGGACTCGCTACCGGGCAGGGCGCTCTGCAGGGGGCGGCGCAGGGTGTGCTCGGCGGGGCCATTGGGCAGCTGGCCGGAATGGCCAATGCGCCGACCGCTTTCCAGCAAGCCGTTCAGGGCGCTGGGCAGACGGCGGGTAATGTTTTCTCTGCTGGGTACGGCGCTAAAAACGCCCTCACCGCTGGCACTCTTGCCGGCTTGGCTCGTGGCCTTACCTTTAAGCCTTCCGATCAGGTGGTCGGAAGTTTGCAGGGGGAAAAAACCACCCCATACGGCGAGCAGCCCTCGGCTAATGTGACTGATTGGAATGCGCAAAATGCGCTGAATAACCAGATCGATTCTTGGTCGGCGGAAGGCGCTGCGCCTGTTTCGGCAGAAACCGCAGGCATGCCGCAGGCGGCTAATACTTACGATTGGTCCATGGGACAGGGGGCGGCTCCCGCCGCTGCGTCTTCCGATCAGGTGGCCAACACTTATGACTGGTCCATGCCGGGTTCCCCTGTCGGGGAATTGGCTCCGGTCAGCCCCACTGCTTACACAGGCACCAACGTAACCACCAACCCAACGAATCAGCCCCCGGCTGCTAAGTCTTCGGTGCTGAGTAAGATTTTCTCCGGCAGCGATCAAGCCGCAGGCAAAAGCCCGAGCACGCTCGGCACGGTGGGTAAGCTGGCGCTGGGAGCCACACTGATTGGGTCGCTTACCAGCGCTCCAGAGCCCGTGCAGCAGGCGGTGTCGAGCCTCTCGCCGCAGCAGCAGGAGTACTTCAACCGGCCTTCGGTTACGTTCGACTGGGGGCGACTGCAGAACGACGCCAATGCGGCTAACATGAGTCTCCCGCAGTTCATGGCGCGCAACTGGCCCACGATCAACTCCGGCGTCTACAACGTTGTGAAACAGGCTCGCGGCGGCGCACTCAGCGCGGTTGCGCGGTTTGCTCGTGGTGCGGGTTCTGGCCGAGACGATACGATCAATGCTAAACTTTCCGACGGCGAGTATGTGATGGACGCTGAAACGGTGGCGCTACTCGGCGACGGATCCAACGAAGAGGGCGCTCGCCGCCTCGACAAAATGCGGGAAGACGTCCGCGCCCACAAGGGCAAGATGCTGGCCAAGGGTAAAATCTCCCCCAATGCCAAGTCTCCGCTCGCCTATCTGAAGGGGGTTGCATAATGGCTAGTTTGTTCCAGGGTTCGCCGCAAACGGCAACGTCCTACACCACCTCCTCGACGGAAACGCCGAAGTGGATGCAGGATGCCATTTACAACCAAATTCAGATGGCCACCAATGTGGCCAATATGCCGTACCAGCCGTACGAGCTGCCGACCGTGGCGGAGCTTTCTCCGCTCCAGCAGCAGGCCTATCAGCAGGTGCAGGCCAATCAGGGCGCTTGGCAGCCGGGTCTTTCTGCTGCTCAGACGGGCATGCAGGGGCTTTCCACGCAGGGCACGGCTGGTGGATTGCAGGAGGCGCAAGGCAAGTATCTGCGTCCTGAGCTCGTTGGCCAGAACCTGGAAGCGGGGCAGGGGTATTTCAACCGTGCCGGCGCGATGGACATTGTTGGTGCTGCGCAGCCTGCATTGAGCCGCGCCGGAACGATGGACGTGTACGGCGCTGGCAGTCCTTACCTCACGCAAGCCGGCACCACCACCGCACAGAGCATGGCCGACAGCGCATTGCGTCAGGCCTCTCCTTACCTCCGTCAAGCCGCTCAAGCCGCATCCACCGGCATCGGCCAGTACATGAGCCCGTATCAGCAGAACGTCATGGACGTTATCGCTAAACAAGGCGCACGCAACCTGCAGGAAAATCTCCTCCCCGCGGTTGCTGAGTCTTTTATTAAGGCGGGTCAGTTCGGCAGTCGCGGCATGGGTCAGTTCGGCGAAAGGGCTCTCCGCGACACTCAGGAAGCTATCCTCAACCAGCAGTCCCAGCTCGCTAACCAAGGCTACGCTCAGGCGCTGGGTGCGTCGCAGAGCGACCTCGCACGTCAGGCCCAGCTCGCCAGCACTGCGGGTCAGCTCAGCGGAACGGACCTTTCCCGCATGCTGCAGGCAGGCGCTCAGTACGCCAACATCGGCCAGACGGCGGGTCAGCTCACGTCGCAGCAGATGCAGAACCTGATGAACCTTGGGCAGACACAGGGTCAGCTCACGGGGCAGCAGATGTCTCAGCTGGCGAATCTGGGTCAGGCGCAGACCGCCGCAGGGCAGGCACAGCAGCAGTACGGACTCAATGCCGCGCAAGCCACTCAGCAGGCGCAGGCGCAGGACTTGGCTCGGCAGCAGTCGGCCCTTCAGCAGATGGCCGCAATGGCGCAGCAGCAGCAGTCCATGGGCTATGCTGATACGGCTGCTCTGGAAGCCGCCGGCAAAGCGCAGCAGGAACAAGCTCAGGCGCAGCTCAACGCCGCCCAGCAGCAGTACCAAGCTGAGCAGCTGTATCCCAAACAGCAGCTCGACTGGCTCAACACGCAGATTCGTGGCATGGCCCCGATCACGCCGCAGACGCAGACGCAGTCTGGCACCACGACGGGCGCTACTTACTCGCCGTCGCCGCTGTCGCAGCTTGCAACGGGTCTGTTCACGTACAAGGGTTTGCAGGGGCTCGGCTAACAGGAGCTGATAATGGGTTACGAACTCAATAGAATTATGAAGATGTACGGAGTGGGATCACCGACCACTCTGCAGTACTCCGGCATGGCGTCTCCTGGAACGGCTCCCGCCAGCACCGCCACGGACGCTGAGAAGCAGGCTTTTGCGGACAGCGTCGCTAAGTACAACGTAGACAAAGCTGCCTACGACCAGTACCAGCAAGATTACCAGAATCGGCTTGCGGGTGGTAACATTTACGCCCAGAAGCAGTTCGGGACTCAGCAGAGCTCTTACATGCCGACTCTGAATGCTCCGGTGTACACCTATGGTCCGGCAGCGAATGTCGCCACTGGTAGCACCACCGGCACCGGCAGTACCACCGCTCCCACCGGCACGGGTACGGTTATGGACGGCGTCGATTACACCAATTTCGACTGGGGCAAGTACTACAACCCCTACAACTACGCCGATGGCGGCGGCGTGCGCACGATGGCGCGTCGCTACGCGGTTGGTGGACCTTACAATGCTCAGGACCCGTCGCTGGAAGGTCCCAGCATTGAGGACTTGAACGCAGCGATGAGTGGCATGGGGCTGAGTGCTCCTTTGTCTTCCGCTGCTCCCGCTGCTCCCGCTGCTATTCCCGCTCCGGCTGCACCTGCTGCTATTCCCGCTCCTGCCGCTCCGGCTGCAGCTGCCCCGACTGGGCTTCAAGCCCTTTTGAGCAACTACGGGCTCACGGGCGGTTCTTCTTACGGCGCAGATTTAGCCAAAGCGCAAGGTCGCGCAACCGCTGAGACGGAGGCCTTTAGCAGAATGCTGGAAGGCGCTATGAAGTCGCCCGAGGACGCTGCTTCCAACAAGGCAGAGATGTTCTTCCGACTTGCGGCGGCTTTTGGCTCCCCGACCAAGACTGGCAATTTCGGCGAGAGCCTTGCTCTGGCGAATAAAGAACTCGGCGAACAGGCAAAGGAGAAACGTGCACAGGCTCTCAACCGACTGCAGCTCCAGCTCAAGGGCCAGGAGCTCAAGATGGGCGCAGCGAAGGAAGAGGCTGCGACGCTCAAGACGCTTGCCGCCGAGGAAATGAAAGACAAGCGCGCCATCGCCCAGGATATGATCAAGGAGTACATCGCCTCCGGCAAGGCGCAGTCCACCGCCGGCAAACAAGCCGAGGACGAAGGTCTCACCAAGGGCACTCCCGAATACCAGGCTCGTGTCAAGGAAATTGCCGACTCGAACCTGGAAAAGACCATGGCGCAGGTCAATGCTACGCTGGCTGGCATGAGCACTGCTCAGGCCAATCTGGCTCTTTCTCAGGAGAAGTTCGCTCACGCTCAGACTCTGGCAGAGGAAAAGCGTAAGGACCTCACTCCGTACGAAGCCAAGTTGCTGGCTGATGCTGACTCTCAAAGAACGGACGTTCTCAACTCTCAGAACGACCTGCTGCGAGCAATCGACCTCAACAAGAAAGCCTACTCCTCGAACCTTAACGAGGCAGCTCAGTATTACGCGCAGAGCAAACTCGGCAGCACGGACCCGAGAGTTGTCGCTACGGCTGAATTGCAGAATCTTCTGCAGAAAGCCGCCTTCAGCACTCTTAAGGCAACGTTCCCGGGAGCCATTTCGGACTCGGAGCGTCAGGCACTGTTGGCGACGGTTGGTCTGGAAGCTAAGAGCAGCACCGAGCGTCACCGGATCCTGGTCAATGCTTTCCGTGCGTTGCAGAATGTTGAGCGCAAGTCTGCTGAACGGATCAAGAATGTTGAGTCGCGTCGCTATCGCACTTCCTCTCCGAACGCGGAAGTGAATCCTGAATCCACGGAGACGCCGTAATGGCTGATAAATCTGCAGACGTTTCGACCAACCTAGCTCGGGCTTTTTTCGAGCAGGGACTCGGGATGGGCTGGGGTGATGAGGCTGAGGCTCTGGCCCGTTCCAAGCGCAAAGGCAGTCCCGGCTACGAAGCCGAGCTGGCCAATCTGCGCAAGGAATACGCTCAGTTCTCCAAGGAGCACGGGTTCCTGGCTCCGGCTGCTGAGTTCACCGGCGCTGCGGTGCCGGCGGCTGTTTCCTACCTGATGACGGTGGGCACGGGCGGCGCTGCTGCCCCCTCCGCTGCCGCTACTACGGCGCGTGCTGCTGGGGCTCTCGGTCGGTTAGCCAGCAGTGTGCGGTCGGCGTTCGCCAATCCGTACGTTGCAGGAGGCGTTTCCGGCCTCACGCAAGGTGCCATCACAGGCGCAGGCTCCGCAGAACCCGGCGAGCGCACCAGTGGTGCGGTGACGGGCGGGTTGCTTGGTGGTGCGCTGGGCGTAGCTACTCCTGCCGCGATGAAGGGCGCTGCAGCCACGTGGGGATGGGGAAGGGACCGTTTCTTCCCGAACGAGGAGTTTGTTACGCGCCGCGCCGCTGCCAAGATCAACGAGGCTTTAGCGGACGCAGGGATGACGCCTGCTGATGCGGCAAGGAAGATGGCTGCGGATCAGGCGATGGGGCTGCGCCCGACGCTGTCTGACGTTAGCCTGCCCACCACTGCTTTAGCCGAAACCGTTGCACAGCGCGGCGGCAAGAGCCCGGACATCGTTGAGTCTGCGCTAGGTCCTCGTGTAAAAGGCACCAAGGAGCGCACCTACCAGCGGGTGCGCAGCGACATTAGCAGCGGGGATTACTTTGCGGAAAGAAAGGATGCTGTTGACGACTTGCGCGCAAAAGCCAAGACCGTTTACGACGACGCTTACTTCGATCCGCAGGGGCAGGCTCGCGTCGTCGATGATCCCAGCGTTCAGTACGTTCTCACCCACCCCACATTCAAAGACGCCTACCGACGCGGCAAAGCCATCGCGGAAACCGACGCCATGGCCGCTAAACTCCGTGGCGAGGATCCTTCGCGCTACGTGCTGCCGGACATTTACGAGTCTGTGCCGACAGGCAAAAGAGACCCTGTCACCAATGCTCCTATAATGACGGAAAAGCTCACAGACGCGCTGCCCACCGTTCAGACTCTGGACTACGTTAAGCGCGGCCTAGACGAGATCATTGACTCGGCCTACTCGGGCTCCTCCAGCGTCGGCAAAGGGCAGGCGGGAGGCTTAAAGAAGTTGCGCGACGCAATGACTGCCGCAATCGACAACAATATTCCTGAATACCGGCAGGCTCGCAGGACTTATGCCGGAGACGCTGAAGTTATCAACGCGATGGATACGGGCTTTAAGCAGTTTCAGCGCATGCACCCAGAGGAAGTCTCTGCGTTCATGGAGCAGGCCTCTGATGCGGAAAAAGAAGCGTTCAAGTCGGGCGCGGTGCGCAGCCTATTTACCAAAATCCTTGGCACCTCCCGCAAGGAAAATGCCGCTCGCAATCTGATCGACAACGAAGTCATGCGCAAAAGACTTGAGCCGCTGTTCGACAGTCCCGCGCAGTTCGATCTATTCACTGCCGCGTTGCAGCGCGACGCGCAGCTGCACGACAATGCGACCAAAATCCTCGGCGGCGCGGCTACTGCTCGCCGGTTGGAAGGGCGTCAGCGGTTTGAAAATGAACCCGGCGTTGGCGAAGCCATAGCGGACACCGTCACCGGCGGCTGGGGCGGCGCACTGAGCAATTGGGCTTCCCGGTGGATGCGGCGCGGCGCTTTTACCGACGAGAAAGCCGCCAAGGTCGCTCATATGCTTATGTCGAGCGACCCGGCGGAAGTGGCTGCAGCGGTGCAAACCCTTCAGAGACAGGGGCAAAAAGCCGCCACCACAGGCAAGGTGGCCGGCACTGCGCAGGTGGGCACAGCGGGAGGCTTGGCTGGGGCGCGAGTGCCGGCACCTCCGGGCGAAATCGACGAGGAAAACCTGCAGGCACCGCCTCCGGACTATACCGATTTGCGGAAAGAAATCGAGGCGCAGATCGCCGCCGAAGACGAGAAAGCCGCCCGACTGCCGGGCAACTCGATGGTGCGGTAATTACAGCTTATATTTTTCCCGGCACGAAACGCACACTCCGTTTACGATAGTGCCGGCCCACTCCCCACAAACCTCGCAATCACCCTGTTTGCGAGGCGGGATCTCGTACGGCCGACGGTTATCCTGGATAACGATCTCATCGGCGCGGTCTGCATCATCACTCATCCCAGTCCTCCGGGATCGGCCAAACGACGATCGGGGTTTCCGGGCCGACGTACGGCC